TGAACGACCTAAGTTAAATCCACCTTGACTATCTAATCTACTTGTTGGTACATTTAATGCTTTATATAATTTTGATTGGAAATATTCAATATCAGTAAGTTCACCTAAGTTTTGTCCACCAGGTAAAGTTGTGATTTCAGTTCCCCTTCCACCTTCTCTTCTTGGAAGCCAAAAATCTTCCAACATTGCCATATATTTACGATCATCACGAATCTCTCCAGTATCAGCATTATATACTAACTTGTTACGATAACGATTCATAACATCACGAAGATATTGTTCTGCTTTTATCTTAGGAAGATTACCAACATCAATATAAAATATTCTCCTTTCTGGTGCTCTCGATAACCTATAAATTACAAGACTATCTTCAACCATTCTTAACTGGTTAAGTGCTTTGATTGCTTTATGCAAATATGACAATACTGTTTGTTTATTACGATCTACTAAACCTGATGTGCAATATGTAATTGCATCTTTTGCAATTTTTACTGTACCTTTAGCATTTTTAGTTGTATAAATTCCACTACCTTTTCTGCCACCATCTGGATTATAAACATAATATTCGTTTATTTGTGGAGCAGCTGAATTTTTTGGATCATTTCCATTTCTTGCAACATCAAATGGTGATAATTTATTTGATCCTGTTTTATCTGTTTCACGAACTAATCTTATTTTAAGTGGATCAATATAACGAATATCTTGAATACCCTCTGATGGATTATCTAAATCAATAACTTTGTGATAGAAAACTCTACCATCAATATACCAAGTGCGAAAAATCTCATGACACTTTTTATCAAAGTTCATGAGACTCTTAATGTATTTAAATTCTTCTCGAATAGAATCCTTTAATCTATCTGATGCATTTAAATTAGATAATTCGATCTCAACTGGTGAATCATCTAAATCAGAAACGATTGCTTCGTTTACGACATCTTCAATTGCACTATCACACTCTGGGTGTAAGCACATTTCACGATATCTACGAACTAAATCTTGTTCACTTTTATAAACACCTTCAATATCAACATATTGGCCATAAAATCCACTAGAGACATAAAAGTCCGATTTATCTTCATCGCTTGGAGGGACTGGAGATACCACCCCCTTCGATTTTTTATCCTCTCCGTCGGGGATTTTAAATCCAAAAAGTTTTGCCATCGTATAAACGTTTTGCTACTATTATAGCACTATTTATGCTCCTGTGCCAATTTGTGTTTTAGACTCTGAATCTTGAACATCAACCCATTGTACTTGTAGTTCTACAGTAAACTCCTCAATTGTATCAGAACTATCATAAGATAGAGGAATGTCTGAAATATTTGTTGGGAAAGTTCCGTGAAACTTATACATTTTTAAAACAGGAAGTTGTGCAGCACTATCAGGTGTTGAACCACTTAATGGAGCTCTACCCAATTGTCTGACAAATAAATCTTTTTGATACGCTGTCGGATCAACAAGACCAGCATTATCTTCGTGCTTATTAATTAAATTCATCCATCTTTCAAACGCTGTTCTGATTTTAAAATCAACATCGTTAATAATGGTGATTGTCCAAGGATCAAATGTACGATCTCCTGCAATCTTTAAATTTCTCCCTCTGAATGGAACAAGAATAGGTGCAATGTTTGAAGCAGGTAATTGTGCTGCTTTAACTAAAAATCTACTCTTATCTGCAATTTCATCTTTTGTTGAGTCAACAGGGATTGCAATATCAGGGAAAAATAATTCACATTCAAATAAATTAGGACGAGCACCACCCCCGACCATCTTACCCTTGAATGCATCAAGGGTTCTATCTTTAGTGCTTGGAATGTTTAGGTTAGCCATTTAATTTTGTTCCTCTAGTAAGTTAAACGTTTCCAACGACTTCTTCAAAACTTACTCCTGTGCGTGTAGCAACAAATGTAAGTCCGATAAAGTTAATCGACCTTGCGGGTTTTACGAAAATGTCAGCCTTAAATTGATTCGCATCAATTACTGCTGGAGTGTTGTTTGTTTCATCACAAATTACAACAAAGTCAGTGATACCTCTCTTTGCTTTTACATCACGAAGGAAAGGATCAACAATATTTAAGAAGTTAGTTCTTGTAATTACATCATTAAATTCGAACAACTGATCTCTTGCTGCTCTTTCAATTGTATCCTCTAATGTGAGGAACAAACGACGAACATTGATACGATCAAATGCTGATGCAACACCAAGTCCAGTTCGATCACCAAAGAGAATGATTCCTGCACCTGGAGATGCAATCACTGGATTGATTCTCTTAGGGTATATGATATCTCTTTGTGCCTGTGATGGATTATATGCTAATTTAATCGCTCCATTTATTGCTCCTCTTGACGCACCAGCTGGTGAGAACCAAGAGAATGAATTAATTGATGTCCTTGCCATTAATCCACCTATATCACCGTTTAGTGGGATAAATCTAAATTCATTATTAAATCTATCAAATGTGTATTTGTAACCAGAGTCAAATACAGCATAAGATGATGATTGAAGTGCAGCAAAGAAATCAACTATGTTATCTGTTTGCTTATCTGAATTAGATTGATTAACAACACCTGAACGATGTGGTGATATGCATGCAATACAATCTTTTCTTAGATCTGCAATTGAAATTAATGCAGATGCTTTTGCTTGAGCGTCAAAAATAGTACCGCTACTTGGGCCCTGTAGTATAAAGTTAATTGTATATTCTGCTGGATTTTTAAGAATATTGTATGAATTAATAACGTCACCTTTATCAATTTGATATCCATCATGAACTGTGACTGAATTAACCACTCTAGAAGAGTAATCCTTTCCACCAACAAAATCGTAAGATCTGTTACCTTCAACATTATATGTTACACCTGAAGCATTAGTTCCCCAATTTCCTGAAGTTGTTGCAAAGTCTTTAAGGTCTGTATCACCAGAACCAGAATTTTCTGCTATCAAACCACCTGATACTCCGCTTGGTGCACCACCTGCATAGATGAACTCTGATACATTTGCAAGATAGGTTTTGTAGTAAACTTCTTCTGCTGGTTGTCTCTTACCATCTTTTGCTTTTGAAAGGTAAAGATGTTTTTCAACTATGTTACCTGCAACTCCTGTTGCACTACCATCTTCATCAATAACTACAACATGAATTTCATCATTTTTTGATTCTCTTGACTGAGCGTACTCAGAAGTGCCTGGTTTTTCTGCAATTGTATTCCAAGCAATATCAGCACCTTTGGTTAATCCTAGTGTTTGAGAATTATACCAGTCTTTAACAGTTGCTGATGTATAAGTTGAAATACCATCACCATCACTATTATTAACGAATATGGTATTTGTATTGGTTGTTGTTGATGTTCCTGATACATGTGTAAATGTAAATATCGCACCATCACCTGAAGTTGATATTCCCGTTATCGCTTTATCAACTGTTATTGTACTTGCCCCAATCGAAACAACTGTTGTTCCAGCAGCAACTGTGGAGTTACCACCAGTTACAGTAACTATATCACCCAATTGGACATCACTGCTAATTCCTGCAATACCTGCGGTTGTTCCAATTCCTGTAATTGTAATATCAAAATCACTATCAACAACACCAGATGTTGTTCCTATTCCTATTGATGTAGTTGTTGTTTCAGTTTCAGATGTTGCAGTTTTAAATTGAAGTTTATCATAAGTTGTTGGAGATGCAGTTCCTGTAGCAACATCTACTTTATCAATTACTTTAACAGTTATTTGATTTGCTTGAATTCCTGGCCCTCCAGTGGTTCCAATTCCAGTTATAACCCCTCTCATGAATCCAGATCCAAAAGCAGATGTTGTTCCACTTCCAACTTCAATTCTTCCAGTTATTGATTGGGTAACACCCATTCCAACACTTAACTTAGCAGTTGATCCAACAGTAATTACCTGATCAGCAAAATGATCGATTGTGAATACCTTTAGTCCATTACCCCAAGTACCAGGATTTTTTGCTGCATAGAAAAAATTAGTATTACTCGTATGATTTGCTGTATAATCATCATATGATTTAATTTTTACTGTTGCATCCTGATCATTTGCATTATTCAAACTTGAATTATCAGATCTTAAAACTCTCAATACTCCACCATATGAAAGATATGATGATGCAGTCATCCAATATTCAAATTGTCCGTCTGTGTTTAGTGGTTTACCATAAGTTGCAAGAAGATCTTGCTCGTTTTCTACTAGTATCGGTACATCAATGGGGCCTTTTTCAAATGGGCCAGCAATCGCTCCGACCAGTTCTTGTGCTCCAGATATATTACCGATAGTCAAGTCAACTTCTCTTACCTTGACTCCAGGAGATACTAAGTTA